AAGACGTTGTTTCGTACAACAATTCATCTTATATCTGCATACTTAACTCGACCGGCAATCTGCCTACCAACACAACCTATTGGTCACTTTTAGCTCTTGCAGGAACCAACGGTACAAACGGTACAAACGGCACATCATTTATCTGGCGCGGGGCTTACAACGGCGCAACAGCGTACGTTGCTAATGATGTAGTCAGCTATAATAACTCAAGCTACATTTGTATTCTGGCATCGACGGGCAATCTACCCACGAACACAACTTACTGGAGCCTTATGGCTTTGGCGGGTGCTGGTGATGTGGTTGGCCCTGCTAGCTCAACAGATAGCGTCCTTGCGGTTTACGACGGGACGACGGGCAAGCTGCTGAAAAACAGCACGATGGCGATTAGCTCGGTGGGTTACATCAACGCACCGCAGAATAGCCAATCAGGATCGACTTACACGCTTGTTTTAGGTGATGCAGGCGATCACGTTTATTTCACTGGTGGTTCGACTGCAACACTGACAGTACCGACTAATTCATCTGTGGCTTTCCCAACGGGAACCACAATCCTAGTTGTCAACAACAACAGCGGCAACCTGACAATCTCTGGCGCAGGCGTGACGTTCCAGCTCGCTAACGGAACCACGGGCAATCGCACCGTGGCAACAAAGGGCATGGCCTCGCTGCTTAAGGTTGCGACCGACACTTGGTGGGTAACTGGGCCAGGAGTGACCTGATATGGCTGGTGCACTTACGGCGATGATGGCTGCAATTTCGGGTACGGCTGGCCCGCCTCCCTCCGTTGAATACTTGGTTGTTGCTGGCGGTGGCGGGGGCGGTGGAAGGGCTGGTGGTGGCGGTGGTGCTGGTGGATATAGAACGGCAAGTGGGTTTGCTGTTTCTGCTGGGGTAGCAATTACGGTAACAGTAGGTGCTGCTGGCGCTGCCTCTGGCGCTGGTTTTGGTGCTAAAGGCGGGAATGGAACCGACTCTGTTTTTTCTACGATTACAGCAACTGGTGGCGGTGGAGGTGGTGCTGGTGCCACAGGATCTGCTGCATCGGAAACAGGAAACAATGGTGGATCGGGGGGCGGTGAAGGTTCCAGCGGATCGGCTCCAGGATCTCCTGGGTCTGGGAATACACCAAGCACTAGCCCATCTCAAGGAAATAACGGGGGTGATGCTGCTTCATCTGATAACGGAGCTGGCGGTGGCGGTGGTGCAAGTGCCGTTGGAAGTAATGGCAGCGGAGGGACGGCTGGTAATGGCGGCGCTGGTTCAGCATCTTCTATAACGGGTTCATCGGTAACTTATGCCGGCGGCGGTGGCGGTGGGATTATTAGCACTAAGACAGCGGCAGGTTCTGGTGGTGCTGGCGGGGGTGGTGCTGGCAGTAAATCAGGCGATGGAACAGGTGGATCGCCAAACACTGGTGGTGGAGGTGGAGGGGGGGCAGTAGGAAGTGGTGGAACGCCGTCGTATAGCGGCGGCGCAGGCGGCTCCGGTGTAGTCATCATCCGTTACGCAGACAGCTATGCCGCAGCAACCTCAACCACAGGCTCACCAACGATTACGGTCTCTGGCGGGTATCGGATTTATCAATGGACCGGCAACGGCTCCATCACATTCTAGGGGTGCAGATGGCTCACTTTGCAAAACTAGATCAAAACAATGTCGTGCTTGAAGTGCACGTTGTGCATAACAACGAGCTGCTTGATGAGAACGGCGTAGAGCAAGAGCAGCGAGGCGTTGATTTTCTGATTAACTGGTCAAACGGGTATTTAGCTTGGAAGCAGACGAGCTACAACGGCACGTTCAGAAAAAACTACGCAGGCATCGGCTACACATACGATCCACAGCGTGATGCTTTTATTCCCCCAAAACCTTTTCCTAGCTGGATCCTAAACGAACAAACATGTTTATGGGAGCCTCCAGTGCCATACCCTACCGACGGCAATCTGTATCAATGGGATGAGTCAATGACTAATTGGGTGTCGTATGCACTGGACTAATCGTGAGGGCTATCAGTGGGCGTATTTCTTGAACGAAGGTTGGGTAGAGTTAGCGACTGACACACAGGCAGAGCAACCACTACAATCGTTTACGTCAGATCAATTTTTCAACCTCACGACTGCACAGCTATAAGGTAAAAATGTGTTCGGTTTCAGCGCCTATGCACAAACCCCGTATGCGAGTACCGCAGGCGCAGTAACACCTAGTTTTGACGGACAGGTCAATGAAACAGCGACCGGCACCGATTTACTAGATACAACCCTCACTGCGCTAGCAGTAGTAGCTGAAACGGCTACGGGTACAGATGTAATAAGCTCACTTGCCACACTTAACGCCACCACAGAAGAAACAGCAACGGCGTCTGAGACTGTAACGTCTGAATATATTTTTAATCTTGTTGCTGCGGAAACGGCATCGGGTGCGGATCAAATAACGTCAAATGCCACATTAAACGCCGAAACTCAAGAAACGGCCACAGGTACTGACGCACCCTCTGCAAACATAACCTTAAGCACGGACATTGCAGAAACAGCGGCGGGAGCAGATACAACTGACGCAAGTCTTACAGTCAACCCGAATGTTGCAGAAACAGCGACGGGAACAGATTCTATTGACGCATCCTTAGCCTACCAAAGCACGATCTCAGAATCGGCTAGCGGCGCAGATGCAGTTGAATCAGCAGGGACATTCCTTGCACAGGTTATTGAGGCGGCAACAGGCGCAGATCAGATCACGGCGACTTATACGCTTGTGGCAAGTGTCGATGAGGCAGCTCTTGGCGTTGATGCTATTTCGGTAAGTGTTTCTTTTGATAATGTCATATCAGAAACATCAACGGCGCAAGACACAACCGATACGGAATTTTTAAGTGGTGCGGCTTGGGGGTCTGGTCCTTGGGGCAGTGGCGTTTGGGGCGGGGCTATACCTTTTGATATAAGTGAAACAGCTTCTGCTGTTGACGCTATTGTTGCTAATAACGTTGTTTCAAGTGATATTCAAGAGTCAGCCGCAGGCATAGATAGCATTCTGAGTGGGATTACGCTTTTTGCCTCGGTTGACGAAACTTCTCTCGGTGCAGATGCCGTATCGGTTACTGTAGACTTGAGCGGTGTTGTTGCGGAAACTGCTTCGATAGCTGATACTACCGAGGTAAATGGTAATTATAATGTAGCGGTGTCTGAAGCGGCTACTGCGCTTGATGCAATCCTAGGTGGGCTTTTGTGGGAACTCATTGATGACTCACAGACCGCTAATTGGCAAAATATTAATGATTCACAAAGTGCTGGTTGGACGCAGATCAATGACTCTCAAACAGCTAACTGGACACCCATTACGACTTAAGGTGATGCTATGACTGTTAATCGCACTACCCTCTTAAATCTTCCCCTCCCGGTCACGGGTACGGAATCTGGTACTTGGGGCGATACGACCAACAACGGTCTGACGCAATATATTGACATTGCTGTTGCGGGAATGACTTCGTTAACAAGTTCAGACTTTACGGCTGGTGCGTTATCGTTATCAAATTCCACAGGTGACTCTTCGGCAACCAATATTGCTGCAAGCTCTGCACAGTATGGTGCGATTAAAGTTTCAAGCCTAGCAACAAACTCAACCATTACGGCCCCAAGTTCTAATCGGCGTTACGTCATTATTAATGCTGACGCTACTTATAATTTAATAATTAAAGCGTCTGGGCAAACCGGTGTAACCGTGGTTCCCGGTGAAAAAGCACTAGTAGCTTTTAATGGTACAGATTATGTGAAAGTTGGCGGTGCAGCGGGTGGTTCTACCACGCAGATTCAGTTCAATAACGCAGGCGTTTTTGGTGGGTCCGCTAACTTAACGTGGGATGGCACGAATGTTCAGATTGGTGCAGCAGGTGCTTTACGTTTAGCCGACACAGACTCTTCTAATTACGTTGCGTTTAAATCCCCCGGCACGGTTGCCTCTAACGTCACTTGGACACTCCCCTCGGCTGACGGCACGAACGGTCAGGCACTTGTTACTAATGGTTCAGGCACGTTGTCCTTTTCAACCGCAGCGGTAACGATTAGTAATGACACGTCAACGTCTTCCAACGTATATCCCGCCTTTTTAGCAGCTACGTCAGGTACGGCGGCTACGATTTATACCGGCAATGCCAACTTACTATACAAGCCAAGCACCGGCGAGTTGCAGGCTCAAGCGATGGTAGCGATCAATAGTTTATTTGTTGGGGCTGCGACGGTAGCGACGAATTACACGATCCCCAATAATTACAACGCTATGTCTCCCGGCCCTACTACGGTAGGTTCTGGCATCACGGTCACGGTGCCGTCTGGATCAACATGGACTATTGTCTAAGGAAATAACATGTCACAACTGAAATTATCGGGTGATGCGTCTGGGACAGGTATTGTCACTATAGCCGCACCGAATACGAATAGCACTTACACCGTGACCTTACCTGCTGCGGCAGGGACCATCATAACGACAGCTTCTGCCGCCACGCCTACCACACTGGGTCCGGTGTATGGGTCGATGACAACGGGTGGTGCTTCGCCTTATCTGACTGCGCTTGGATATAACGCTGCGCCGAGTACGACGGGGGTTAGCAACACTGCGGTGGGGGCATCAGCCCTCTATAGCAATAGCACTGGCTCAGACAACACCGCTGTTGGTTATCAGGCGTTAGATGCGAATACGACTGGCATAAGAAATACGGCTGTAGGACGTGACGCACTTGGTGCAAATACTAGTGGAACTGACAACGTATCAGTTGGGGCTAACTCTTCGGTTACTTTAACGACTGGAGCGCAAAACACGGTTGTTGGTAAAGACGCTTTGAGGGATAGCACAACCGCAAATTATAATGTTGCTATTGGTTTCCAAGCTCTCTTAACCAACACCACCGCCTCCAACAACACTGCTGTTGGTTATCAGGCGGGATATAGCAACACTACATCTAATAACAGCACCGCCGTTGGTTATAAATCAATATACGCGGCTACTGGCGCTGAAAACACAGGCGTAGGGAATAATTCAGGCGTTGCAATTACAACCGGCGCAAGAAACATTTGTATTGGTGCAAGCGCGGGATTACTTACAACAACAGGCGATGATAATGTTTTCTTAGGTTATAACACTAGGGGTAGTGCAGCAACCAACTCAAATGAACTTGTAATCGGTTCAGCGGGCGGTAGCGCTCTTACCGGAAAAGGATCAACCACCGGGTTTATTAGCCCAGGCGGTGGTGGTGTCTACCAAGGTAACAACTCATCGTCTTGGTCTACGACTTCTGACCGGCGTCTGAAGAAGAACATCGTTGATAACAACGAAGGCTTAGACAAGATTAGCCAGATTCGTGTTCGCAACTTTGAGTACCGTTTGCCGGAAGAAGTTGATGCTGAACTCAAGCCGCAAGACGCAATTCAAAAGACCGGTATCCAACTCGGCGTTATTGCTCAGGAACTTCAAGAAGTCTGCCCTGATTGCGTCAAGGAAGAATCCACCGGTGTGTTATCGGTAGACTCCGACAATGTGTTTTGGCACATGGTCAACGCCATCAAAGAACTCAACACTCGCCTCCAAGCAGCCGAGGCTGAAATCGCAACCCTCAAAGGAAACTAATCATGCCCGTAACTATCAATGGTACGACCGGCATAGCTGGTCCTGACGGTTCAGCATCAACACCAGCGTTCCAAGGCACTGACGCAAACACGGGCCTGTTTTATCCTGCTGCTGATACGGTTGCTTTATCAACGGGTGGCTCCGAGCGGATGCGTATCACCTCCGGTGGTAACTTGCTAGTTGGTACAACCACCAACAATGCTTCTGGAGGGGTTATACAAGTATCCAACGGCATCACCTTCCCCGCCACGCAATCTGCATCCTCAGACGCTAATACGCTGGATGATTATGAGGAAGGGACTTGGACACCAAATGTTGGTGGAACTGCAACATACACAACACAAACTGCTTCATACACAAAAATAGGTAATACTGTAGTTGTGTGGGGTGAAATAACAATAAATTTAATTGGTACTGGTTCCACAACACGAGTATATGGACTACCTTTTACTAGCAACGGGTCTTATGTACAGCCAGGAAGTACCGGTTATTTTGCTAATTTGGCGCAATCTGTGTATTCAATGACTACCGCAGTAGAACCTGGAACAACTAATCTAGTCTTTCATACACAAACATCATTATCAGGAACTAATAACATCAATCAAGCTGTTTTAGGAAATTCTGCACGAATTCAATTTAGCGTAACTTATAAAGTTTAATTATCTGCATTGGACTGATGCAGACGGACCAACAAAGGAACTTAAATGATTACCAAAGAAACCGTAGTAGACCAAATCACTGTCGTTGAGAACGGCATTGTTCTTTACCGTGAAGCCACTCGCATTATGGAAGATGGCAACCTACTGACACAAACATACCATCGTTCATCCTTAACACCGGGGCAGGATTTATCGGGTCAGCCCAGCAAAGTTGTATCAATCGCTCAAGCAGCATGGACACCTGAAGTAATCGCAGCCTACCAAGCAGCACAAGCAACATAAGGAGCCTACTGTGTCTACAGTAAAAGCAAACAACGTCCAAGTCGGGCAATCCGGCACAGCGACTAATAATTTCACCTTGTATCAACCATCCTCCCCGGATGGTACGGTGCGTCTTGCTGTAGGCAACTCCGGGGCTACAAGTGCTGATGTGTTGACGGCCAATAGCTCCGGCACCCTAATTTTGCAAGGTGGCTCTACATCCGCTACAGGTGTTGGCATCACCTTCCCCGCCACGCAATCTGCATCCTCAGACGCTAATACGCTGGATGATTATGAGGAGGGGACTTGGACACCGAGTGTTAGTAATATGACTACTACTGGAAGCCCTGCTTACTCTGGTAGATATAGAAAAATTGGAAGTCAAGTTACTGTTTGGTTTTTTTCAACAACAGCAGGCGGTGTTGCCACCTACGCAACAATAGCAAACAGTACAAATGTAAGCGGACTGCCTTTTGCCAGCGGCTATGATGGTTCTGCCGCGTCAGGCGGTCCTCCTGGGGTTGCTGTTAACGGAACTACAACTGCTGGGGGTTTTGTACAAGGTCCGTCTAGTTCCTCTACAACATTTTATTTTAGCACCGCAATAGCATCGTCACAGGGTATAAGTGCATCATTAACATACTACGTTTAAGCACACCGGACTAGTGTGATCGGACCAACGAAAGGAACTTAAATGATTACCAAACAAACTGTAGTAGACCAAATTACTGTTGTTGAGAACGGCATTGTTCTTTACCGAGAAGCCACCAGGATCATTGAAGATGGTGTTGAACTTACTAAGACCTACCACCGCTCATCCCTAACGCCGGGGCAAGACCTCACAGGCCAGCCAGAGAAGGTGGTAGCGATTGCTCAAGCAGCGTGGACACCAGAGGTTGTAGCAGCCTATGAAGCAGCGCAGCAAAATCAAATCGGAGCTTAATCATGTCTGAAGTTATTCAAGAAGTACCCAGCCAAGCAGAACTTGACCGCCATTTCTCAGCAATGGGTGACTCGGTGGATCTCATCAACGCTATTGTTGCCGGTACTCGGATGCAAAACGAACCAGCGCAAGAGCGTCAAGACTGCATCAAGCGCAACGTGGAGCATCTTGAGCTTATGATTGCAAAGGGATGGTTCGATGATCGTGATCTCACGGCAACAAACGCAGCTATTGCTGCGGGTAAAGCTTATCAAGCCTAAAGGAAAACCATGAACGACCAGGACGTAACCGTAAAACTTTCCCTGATGAACAACATCATCGGGTATCTAGGCACACGGCCTTATGGTGAAGTGTTTCAGATCGTACAAGCCATTCAAGAGCAAGTAGCGCCACAACTTCAAGTAGCCCCTGAAGTAAAAGCGGAAGAGTAGATGGACGACAAAACCCACGAGCTAGCCGTACTCAAAGCGCAGGCTAAGATTCGGCTTGAAGAGCTTAAAGCACAAGACTCGGCCAAAGAAGTAGCAGGCAAAGCCATTGGCGAAGATGGGCTGCTTTATATCTTCCTGATCGTGATCGTGGGTGTCGGTGCATCTCTTTTCCTTGAAGGCGAAAAAATTGCTGCTGTTATGGGTCTTCTTGGTGCTTCACTTACTGCACTTATTCAAATGCTGAATGGGATTGCAGGTACTGCGCCCAAGCAGGAGAAGCCTGAGTTTGAAGTCATCAAGGATCTCATCACTCGGTTGGACAAGCTTGATCGTGCCGAGCCACCTATGCAGGTTGATGTTGAAGGCAGCAAGGTAACAGTCAAGAAGGGTGCCGACATCGTAACTGCTAAGGGGTAATTATGTTTGAGCTACTTAGCGGCGGTCTTTTAGGCTCCATCTTTGGTGGCATCTTTCGGCTTGCTCCTGAAGTCCTGAAGTTCTTGGACAAAAAGAACGAACGCCAGCATGAACTCAGCATGTTCCAACTACAGACCGATCTGGAGAAGATGCGGGGCGAGTTCAAGATGGAGGAGAAGTATGTTGACTACTCTATCCAGCAGATGGATACCATCAAAGCTGCGTTTCAAGAGCAAGCTGAAACGGCTAAGGCAGCGGGTTGGTTTGTGGCTGCTATCTCGGCGTTGGTTCGTCCGGGGATTACTTGGGCTTTGTTCTTTATGTATGCGGCAGTCAAGGCGGCTGCGCTTGTTATCGCGTTTAAAACGGGTGCAGATTGGACCGAGGTCGTGAGCAAGTGCTGGGATGAGGATGATTTTGGTGTATTTACAATGTGTATCACGTTTTGGTTCGTTGGGCGCAGCGTAGAGAAATATCAGAAATCGTGAATGAGGCTAAGAAGCTTTGCAAGGATGTACTGATCAAGCCTTTTGAAGGCTTGGCAAAGCGTTTGCCTGACGGACGTGTAACGGCTTATCCCGACCCCGGAACCCGTGGGCACCCTTGGACAATCGGTTGGGGAGCCACAGGGCCGGACATCAACCCAGGAACCGTCTGGACAATGCAGCAGTGCGAGGATGCGCTGGACCACCACGTTGAATACTTTGTCAGGGGGCTTTTTAAGATGTCTCCCAAACTTCAAACTGCTTTACCAAGACGCATTGCCGCCGTGACAAGCTGGGCTTACAATTGTGGCTTAGGAAACTATCGGGTTTCCACGTTCAAGAAACGTATTGATGCGGGGGACTGGGATGGTGCAGCCGATCAGTGCTTATTGTGGAATAAAGCTGCCGGTAGAGTCCTCCCCGGCCTTACACGCCGACGTGCGGCTGAAGCTGCATTGATGAGGTGAGCGATGCCACTCAAAAAGATATTATTAAAGCCGGGGGTTAATAAAGAAAACACTCGGTATACCAACGAGAACGGTTGGTATGTATCTGACAAAGTGCGGTTTCGCCAAGGCACCCCTGAAAAGATTGGCGGATGGTCACGTATATCCCCCTATACTTTCCAAGGCGTATGTCGTTCTTTATGGAACTGGGTCACGCTAGGGTTTGAAAACCTTATGGGGGTTGGGACCAACCTCAAATATTATGTGGAGCGTGGGGGGTACTACAACGACATCACGCCAATTCGCGCAACTTCAACCATTAATAACAATCCGTTTGCACTTACTGCATCTACTACGGTAACAGTTACTGACACAGCACACGGAGCCATAACAGGCGATTTTGTTACATTTAGTGGCGCTGTGGATATTGGTGGAGTTGGTACAAACGTTACCGCGTCGGTGCTTAATCAAGAGTTTCAAATTACTCGTGTTGACGCTAACACCTACACCATCACTATTTCTGTTACGCCTAATGCTACAGCTATAGCTGCTTCCCCCGGTGGTGGAGCTTCAGTTGTTGCGGCATATCAAGTCAACACTGGCCCTGCGTATCAATTACCGCTAACGGGTTGGGGTGGTGGAGGTTGGGGGCTTGGAACTTGGGGTTTTGGTAGCGGGGCAACCGACTCTTTGCGCTTATGGTCTGCCAGTAATTGGGGCGAGGATTTAATTTTTGGACCTCGTGGTGGTGGGCTGTATTACTGGGATGCAGGGAATCTTGCTACTAATCCTGTTGGACGAGGCGTTAATGTCAATACGCTAGGGGGTACTGTAACCCTAACCATTGCAACACCCTGTGTTATCACGCTGTCAAATATTTTGGCAGAAGGCACGGCAATTAAACTTGCCACAACGGGCGCACTACCTACTGGGCTTACTGCGGGTACGACGTACTATTTACGTAATGTCGATGGTGCTACGGCTAATCTTTCAGCTACGGTAGCTGGGGCGTTAATAAATACATCAGGGTCACAGTCGGGCACTCAAAGTATTTCTGAGCTTGTTGATGTTCCCACTTTGCAAAACTATATTCTTGTATCGGACACTTCTCGGTTTGTGTTGCTGTTTGGTACAACAGACTATGGCAGCACAACGCTAGATCCCATGCTTATTCGGTGGTCAAACCAAGAATCGGTTGTTGATTGGGTGCCGTCTTCGTTAAATCAAGCAGGGTCTGTACGGTTGTCCCACGGTTCGGAAATCGTCACTGCTTTACAGGCTCGCCAAGAAGTTGTGGTGTGGACTGATTCTTCGCTTTATTCGCTTCAGTATGTTGGTGCACCCATTGTTTGGTCTTCGCAGTTACTTGGGGACAATATATCAATTGCAGGGCAAAATGCTGCGGCAATTGCTTCTGGTATTGTGTTTTGGATGGGCGTAGATAAATTCTATCGCTACGACGGTCGAGTGCAAACACTTCGTTGTGATCTTCGTCGGCATGTATTTAGTAACATTAACTTTAATCAAAACCAACAAATTTTTGCTGGAACTAACGAAGGCTTTAATGAAGTTTGGTGGTTTTACTGTTCGGCTGACGCTACGGCAGTTGATTCTTATGTTGTTTACAACTACGCCGAAGATATTTGGTATTACGGCTCATTAGCGCGTACGGCTTGGATTGATTCTGGGTTAAGAGATTACCCTGTTGCGGCTACGTACAGCTACAACCTTGTCAACCATGAGCAAGGAATTGATGACAACGAAACCGGTACGACGTTGCCTATTGAGGCTTATATCGAGTCGGCTGAATTTGACATCGACGATGGCGAGAAGTTTGGGTTTATCTGGCGTATGGTGCCGGATCTGACATTCCAAGGATCAACCGCAGGTACCCCACAAGTTACGATGACCATGTACGGCATGAACGGATCAGGGTCTGGGTTTAACACCGAAGCAGCTAAAGCAGTTGCTCGTACATCCACGATCACGATTGAGCAGTTTACTAATATTGTCTACACCCGCATCCGTGGGCGGCAGATGATTATGAAGATTTCATCGGACGGGCTTGGTACAACTTGGCAGCTTGGCGCACCCCGTATTGATATTAGGCCGGATGGTCGTCGATGAGTTTTATTCAACATCCTGCTGCACCTAACTTGCCGCTGGCACCGGGGCAGTACGACTCACGCTATCAAGAGCAGTTTAATAACGTCTTGCGCTTGTACTTTAACAGGCTCAATAATA